TCAAAACTGCGCCAATGCCGCCTCAGGAGATATCGCAGCATCAGTGCTGTTGATAAAGTGCGTCACCCGCCTCATAACCTCAGCCTCTTCAGCTGCATCACCTTCGATCGCTTCGCCGTCATCCGTGATTAACGCTTTACCCCTAAGCTTCGCAAACTGCGTCCGACCTCCGGACAGAATCAACAGCGCATCACCCTGCTGTGGGCGCGTGACCGGGACGATGATCGCATAACCCGCCGACGTCTCGAGGATGCGACTGTCGGGAGTCATGCAGACACTGGCTGGCGTAACCCGCTGCTCTATATAGTCGGTAGCTGGTGAGGCGAAGCCCATTAGTGAACCCTCCCCATAGTGCGCAAGATCCAGTAGTGATTGTCGGTTCCGTCAGTTGTCTTATCCGTGAAATCTGGCTGGTAGCGCTGTATCCACTCGTTGGCGTCGGCCCGGCTGAAATGCCAATGGACCTTTGCCAACTCGCGGATAAAGTCTTCAGTGCGCAAGCACCGGTAGCCCTTAGGGTTTAGCTGTATTGCGGCCACAAATGCGGCGTGAATGTCGGAACGGCGGGGCATGATTTGCACTCCCTTTACTGTTTTTATATACAGTATTTTAATCTGAGAGCAAATCAAGAAAGCGCTACCTATTGATAGATGCTGCTGAATATCCGGCTGCTCTGCCAAATTGACCAGGCGGGTGTATCAGAACTTCCGGAATAAAATTGAGCTTTGAAAGACACAGATGCTGCACCGACAATCGGAAGCTGCCTCGTATCAATAAAGGCCTAAACAATTTGTTTAGGCCAGCGCCTTTTGCGTGGCGTTGGACAAATGGAGCGCGTAGTAAGTCGGGTTCCGCATACGGAACATACTGCGCCGTGTGGCAGATTTTGCTCGGGGTTAAAGGAGGTGAAAAAGAACCGGTTACTTCTGCAAATAGGACAGATGAATTTCATAGTAGGTATGATGCCTCCAGGCTGTTAGCTGCTCCAGTACACCTCATCGTTTTAGCTAAAGGATAGTTTAATATTCCTTAATGTTCCGGTAGTCATGGTCGGACCAGGCATCCTTTTAAGCGGTATTTAGACTTGCTCCTGATCGCACCAGATATTTAATAAAGTTCTCAAAAGACTGATGAGACCTAACACGATCAGCACAAACCAAACGGCTAAAAACGCAGCACTTACCATCCGAGACTCCCCATCCGGGCCGTAAAAAAAAGCCTGCTGATTAGGCAGGCAAATGAAATCAGCACAAACAAACAGCTTACTCTGATACAGGTGCCGGGTGCCTCCCGGTGACTCGTTACCAGTTATACGAGCCGCAAGCACACTTACACATTTTTCAACTGGATTGCCCCACCGCACAGGGGGATTCACCTTCATTAACTTTAGATGATTTTAAACGAAGCGCTAATACCCCCTGCCTAAAGTAATGGTTAATGCTGCCGATATGTTAATGACCTGCGTCCTGAACGCGGGATTGATAACAAAACTAAGGGATTTGTGCCCGTCCCGTACGGGCTATTTTTTCTCTCTTTAGGGAGATTGAGAATGCGGCTGATGAAAATTATTGCTGAACATCCTGATGCCGTTACGATTTCAGTGCCTGAACCTCTGCCTGCAGCTGCGCGACCAGCGTGCTCAGCGCCTCGATTTTGGCAATCGCGTGATGCAGCGCCAGCGCCGTATCCATCTGGATAACGTTATTATCAAGGGCCAAGGTGTCGTCTTTATCACAACGATTTCCCTCTTCGTCGAACTCAGGCGCCGCAGGAACCAGCTTCACATACTCGCTGTCGATATCCCGCAAAGCGTCCTGGGCGATTATCCCCCGGCGCACACGCTCTAAGTAATCGCCGTTATACACGAACGTGCAGGGTTTCAGCTTCCTGATGTTCTCGTAAGATGCCTGGCCGTCGTCATAGGTGATATCGTGCTTCAGAGTGGCATCAGAGGTAGCTGACTTCTGATACGTATAGTTGCCAGCAAAGCCGCCATCCCCGCTGGTTGAAGTGACAAAATCCCCGTTGGCTGGGGTGAAATACCAGTACCGTATCTTGGACCCACTATCTCCGAACTGTGTTAGTGCAGTGTTAGCCCAGGAACTCAGCCCGTTACCAACATTACCCCACATCGATCGAAGGTTATACCCGCCGCCATGTTGATACCCCCAGGAAAGGCCAGCTATAGCCCCGTTACCCGGAGAATCCGTGGCGGTCTCCGCGTAATAAGAGGCATAGTGGGCCTGTGCTGAGTTCCACCACGAACTCACGGCTGGACCGCCCATATACAAACGTCCCGGGATCTGCACATTGCCGTTGGACATGAAGTCGAAGTAGTTGTTCTGCGCGGAGTCGGTACCACCCGCTCCTTGCATCACCGTCAGTCTGGCAATGGAGTAGTTCCATTCGATACGTTTCACGACCTGAAACTGGGCATACATCTTCTCAACGCCATTTACGGTGTACTGCGACTTCATGTATCCGCCGTAAACCGTACTCCCGACTCCTGGCAGAGACGCATCATTGATCATGGATGTCCAGGCACTGATGGCCCTGCTTAATTCAACACTATCTATTCTGTTTGCCATTTTTTATCTCCTTATGCCCATACCCGGTACGGGCTGTCAGGGAAGACTGCGAAGGCGTCTAACGATGCCAGTTCCAGCGAATCGTCTGTCACGCGCAAATTGACGTGAAACCCGGGGAGGTTGGCGTATTGGATAGTTTCGTTTTCTTCCCCAGCATTTTGAATTTCTGTGGCGACGGTAATCGCGCCGATTACATCCAGGCTGATATCCGGATGATATAAACCGCCCTGCTCCTCATCATCCATAAACCCCGCCGCGATTAATTGCGTGCGCATTTCTTCGGCATCAGTAAAACGCAAGTAAATATCTCTCATTAGCGGAGTCCATTAATTTGATTAAGAGTTAACAGGCGATGCCAGATACGTAAGTTACGAATGTGGTAAACAAACCTTACAGAGGTGGACTGGTTTATATTCCCTATATACGAAACGGATTGTGCTGTGCCGTTAGGCTGGACGTTATCAGCACTCGATGAATTACCCCCGTATAGAGTGGATACTTTATTCCCTTCGATTGCGTGTACAAACACCCCGCTTTCGCCTTTTTTACAAGGCACACTTATAGCCCCGGCGCTGCGGTATGCTTTTAAAGTATTATCGTTAACCCACCTGCAAACAATATCATTACTTGGCCCTTGAACTTTAACAATTTCAATATATCCAGCAGCGGCCTGTAAATATTTAGGGAAAAATTCAAATGCTAAAGTTCGGTTAAATAGCGTTGCAAGAGTTGGATATCCACAGTTTTCTTTCGGGATTTGCCAGTAATCAGCAGCTCTTGTAACTGTAGTCGCTACCGTCGGAATATACGATGTTGGGAATGGGCCATCTTCTACCTGTGCGCCCCAGACATATAAACCAGATACACCGTCACCAACATAGCTTGCGGTCACACCATCTTTCGCTAATTGCAGACGGAAAACGCTACTCTGCGTAGCCCCGGCTGTAACTGCCATCCAGACACGGTAAACACCATTTCCGAGGTCTTCAAAACCACGATCAAGGTATTGAGCACCGACAGCGCCACTAATAAAGGCTCCTGCAACCGGGTCAAAGAACACGCCCGATGTCGTACCCGTTGCGACGCGTAAATATAAAAGACGTGAACTTGTATGAGCTTTAACAAATACTGAATAACAGTATATCGTGCCGGCAGTTAAGGTGATGTTACGGTCTTGCGCATAGTGTTCAGAACTCGCAGTATCCTCAACCAATAACGCCATCGTTTTATCGCCACGAAGAGAATCACCGCTGTTGTTCGTCGTAATAACTCTTGAACCTGCTCCCCACTGCTCAGAATAGGTATACAGGTTCGTAATTTGCGGCTCAATTAAAAGCCCTTCTTTCTCGAAACGAGGTTCATTAATATCCGCGTTTCGCATTATTCCGGATTTCTCGATATAAGTTGCGACAGTTGACCGGGAGAATGTTGCAGACTTTGATGGTAATTCCACCATCTTTCCGGAAATAGTCAAAGTATCGTAAGGTGCAATACCTTCCATTTTCATACTATCGTTGAAAGGTACCCACACATCCGGGTACGGCACGGTCTCATAGGGCACAGACGTCAGTAGCTGGGCGGCGGCCAGGGAGGATGCGGCACTGTTGGCGCTGGCTCCTGCGTTGGATTCAGAAGTTTTGGCGTTCGTCTCGGACGTTTTCGCGTTGGTTTCTGATGTCTTGGCGTTCGTCTCTGACGTTTTCGCGTTCTTCTCTGAGGTTGCCGCCGCGGTTTTTGATGAGTTCGCGTTCGTCTCAGACGTTTTTGCGTTCTTCGCTGATGCTTCCGCCGCTGCGGCGCTGATCCCTGCCGCGTTCGCAGCGGTGATCAGCTTTGACCAGCTCGGACCCGTTTTTTTTGAGCCGTCTGCCAGCGTTACGGTGACGTCACCGGTGCCCGATAAAATCAGGTCCTGGTTTACGATATCAATTTGCGCCTGGCGAAAACCTTCCGTGACGGCTTTAGCTAAATCGTCATCAAGTGTGGCCATTCGTGTTGTCCTTAAAATGAAAAACCCAGCCGGAGCTGGGTTGTGTTGTTCAGAGAACTTGAGGGAGAAGATTACTTTTTGAGGGATTGTCTGAAGTAATTATCGTAAGGGTCACAGTCTATGTACATAACCCTCAACCCAGCGACCCAGGGTTTTATTGTCAGGCTTACGCTTCCCAGCGTTGACTGATAAACCTCCGTGCTGTTCGTTCTCCATCTGCCATTACTGGCGATACCGGCACCGGCGCAGGTGTAATTCGAAAATCCATAGCTCGGGTGTGCCGGATCCTGGGGGATATACATAAAACTGGTAATTCCCGTGGTTACTGCCAGCGGTCGATCTGACTCCATATAAGACTGGGTTATAAATTTTGCGTCCAGGGGAAGGCAGTTGTTGTGCCACACCATTACACCATCGCGGTACATGTAGAACCCTGCTGCAGGCATGGGGGGCAATACCTTTGAAAATATATATGCCCTGCTCGGGTACTGATTCTGTCCTGCAGTAGCAAACTGCAGCTGATATGTGCCCCCACTTTCTATTTGGTTAAAGAAGGATCGGCTAAGTGCTCCTCCTTCGTAATTGCGGTTCCGCATGAAAACCATAATACCGGTCCCCACAGGGACACCGGTATCAACAGTTCTGGCACCGGCCTCGATATCAATCACGTTCGCCAGCACGAAAGGGGTGAAGTCAGGCGCGAGTTTTACGGTTTTCACGCCAGACGGGTACTGATACAGAGCAAACCCGGCATATGTCGTATCAGCGCCTGTTTTTGCTGTTGCTGTCACCATCAGCCGCAGCGGTACAGTGGTGTTCCATGTCAGTGTGCTGCCTGAGACTGATGCGGTGATCGTGTTATTTTGCTCATTGTTAGCCAGGGTGTTATTCATGGCCGTAACGGCAAGATCAAAACCGGGTGCTGAATATGCTTTTGAACCACTACCATTTACGACGAGGTGATCAATAACATAGGTGAACCCCATAGAGTTGGTGGCATCAAAGCCGGTACCCTCAATAAACATCTGCATCATAACGGTTTGCCCATTACCACCAGGGGTCTGTTATAGGCGTCATAAAATACAATCCTGTCCGCATTGATTTTGAGCTGACCGCCACCAGTACTCCCGTTCATTTCAAGCGTGCCCCCCTTATCCAGCCGCCACCCGGCAGAACCTGCTACGTAATTGACCGACTGAATGAAGTTACCGATCTTGGCGTTATCGATAGACCCGTCCTGGATGAACACCGAGCGCAAAAACAGCTGCCCGCCGGTGGCGGCAAACACCAGTTCCTGCCCGGTGGTCGTCGGGTTATAAACCGCAAACGTGTCGGCGCTGACGAGGAAGTTAGAGGAGCCTGCGGCATCAATACCCAGCTGGATCCCCGCGATGCGTTTAACACCGTTCGCCTCTACCTGGACTTTAACGCCCCACTGCGCGCTCAGCTTGCCGTTGATATCAGCAACAGCCTCGCTGGTCGTCTGGACACTGGCATTGGTGTCGTCGATCGCAGCCGTGACCTGCTGAATGCTGGTCGCCGTGGCGCTCTCCAGATCCGTCACGGCTTTATCAATGCGCGTAATGGCTGCAACGTTGGTTTGGCCGTTTTGCTCTACCGTGGCCTTAAGCGTGGTGACCTGCTCCGCCACTGCACTGGTTGCATCCGCCGCGGTTTTCCGGACGTCGGTGATCTCGGCCATCGTTTTCGTTTCGCCAACGGCAAACGTCACGCGCTGATCCGAGAATGCTGTGAAGTTGGCGAGCGCATTGGTGACGTTGCCAACAATACCGGCGTCCCGGCTGGCCGTGTTACCGTCCACGTCAACTTTCAGGCTGTCGATACGGCGGCCGAGCGCGCTGTCACCATCCGTACGGGCCGTGGTTTCCGTGCTGATATCCGCCGTGTTTTTGTCGGTCGTGGCCTTAACGGCTGCCAGTGCGGTGGTCTGCGCCTTATTATTATCAGCAACGGCTTTGGTGACCGTAGTGATATCAGCGGTGTTTTTGCCGACGGTAACCTGCAGTCCCGAAAGCGTGCTGGCCTGAGCATCCTGCTCAGTTGTCAGCGTCGCCAGCTCTTGGGTCACAGCGGCATGGTTGTCGTTTACGGTCGATTCCAGCTTCTTCCGCTCCGTCACCTCCGCTTCCTGAGCCGTGATGCGCGCCTGGCGTTCGGTGTACAGCAGGCCCGATGCCAGTTTTGACGGGTCGTCACCGGTATAGCCGCCCCGGATCTGCGTCGCCAGCGTCTCGCGCGCCGTGGCTTCCGCCTGGTCGCCAGTGACACGGGCTGTCGTCTCCTGCTGCAGAGCCGCCATCCCGGCCCCAGGCGTTGGCCGTCCGACCGCCACCCAGTCAATCAGGTAATAGTTCGTCGCGTCCTGTTTGGTAGAGAGATCGAGCCTGAACTGATTCATCGTGGTTTCGGTCAGCCACGGGATATTGTCGAACTCCACCGTAGCGATACCGTTCGCGTCATAGGCAGGGTCGGCGACGGCGATCATGTTGGTGTCGTTGAAACCACCCGTACCACGCCACCGCAACTGCCCCGACCAGCCCGGCGCACCGACTTTCCTGATGCGGAGTTTGATAAAGCGATATGACGAGGAGTTGATAGCCAGTGATCCCGGGGAAGCCACCCACGGATCGGTGGCATGGTTCGCTGGTCGAATCCACCCATCAACGATTGTGGGAGTCCCGTTCCCGGTCCAGCCCTCTACCGTCGAATCGAAGTACCAGATTTTGGCAGGGTCGAACTGCGAACCGGTACCCGCCGAAATCTGCGCGATCTGCTGCGCCAGCGAGTCGGTGGTGGTCTGAATCGTCTGGTTGACGTTGCTGATATCCGCGACGCGCTCGTTTTTCTCGGTAAGCAGCGCCTGCCCGCGCGCCGTTGCCTCGTCGGTGATGGCTTTCTTCCGGTCCGTGACCTCCTGTGCCAGCCCCGCTTTGGTCGTCGCCGACTCAGTTGAGACTTTGCTGATGTCATCGCGTGCTGACTGAATATCGTCGCTGAGATCGGCGATATCCGCGGTGAGTTCCTTATACGCGTCTGTCTGTTTGATCTGGTTGTCGATATCCACCAGGTAATCAGCTGCAACCGAGCTGCTGCTGCCCTGGATGAAGTCAGTCCAGGCTGACTGGTTACCGGTACGGTCGATAAGGCGCGCGCGGTACCAGAATCCCACCCCGGCTTTCAGGCCCAGCTGCTGATACATGTGTTGCGGATAAGGCACATCCGTAAGCAACATCGCATTCGTGCCAGCTGCATCCGTGGAATACTGAATCTCCGTCTGCAGGGTATCCGCTGTATTCGCAGGAAAATCCCAGTCCAGCTGTACGCCCCAGAGTAATGGCGTGGTCCGAAAGTTAACGGGTACCGGTGGCGCTCCTGTTTTACCTGTTAACGTGACTTCCAGCGATGTGGCCCAGCTCGAGGAAATCTCGGCTGCATTGATGGCCCGGACGCGCACCAGATAGCGACCGGCATAAATGGCAGCCACCTCAAACGAGGTGGTGGAGCTGCGCGGTACGTTTACCCAGTTTCCGTCATTGCGGCGCCACTGAGCCTCATAGGCAATGGCGTTCGGTGCCGGGTCCCAGCTGGCGCGCATGGTTTCGATGCTGATTCCCTGATTCACCATCGAGTAGGAGCTGATGACAATGTTTCCCGGAGCAAACTGGTTACCGGGAGGGATCATGCTTACCGGACGCTGGTCAATGATGGCGCCAGTATCAATGCGGGCATACTTGTCTGGATCATGCCATGCTCCGGCAATCGAGAATGTGCCATCGTTATTATCTTTGACGCTTATAACCCGGTACTGCTGGGCGTATAGTTCGTCAGATTCCACTACCCAGACGCTTTCGGCCTGCGGCGTTTCGCTGTATGCCGTGCTGACCGTTACGGCCTTGCCGTTTACCGCCTGAATGGTACGGCTCTGGGATGCCCCGGAAGGCAGGTTCAGAATCAGGCGATTCCCTGCAGTGGCATCCGGTGCACGGTCCAGTTTGATCACCCGGCCATTCACCGCGCTGATTCGCCCGCCGGTGACCTTGCCTGACAGCATTTCATCAGCGACGGCTATGATGTACCCGGGCTGAGGTATGTTTCCATCCAGACCAACGTCAAACGATACGATGCGATCCTTGTTGTTGGTGAGAATGCCCCAGCGCCCTTTACGGTTCGCCTCCGACTGCCGTGTGCAGCCAATGGCCGTCATTTCCAGCTGATTAAATCCGTAGCGCGCCACCAGCGCCTGCTCAAACACCGGTTCCATCGCGTCAGCGTAGGCGTTAGCGGGATCGGACCAGGACACCAGCGCCGTGGTATAGCGCGTTTTCGTGGTGCTGCTGGCGTAGGTAAATCGGCCATCAATGACGTTGGCGCGGGTGTAGCTGTAATCCACATCCCGGGGCATATCTGCCAGGGCCACGATCTGATCGCCGCCCCAGTACGTCATACCCCGGAATATGGCCGCAAAGTCACGAAGAACGGTATAGGCGTCGTTCCGGTCCTGAATGTACACGTTGCAGATGTACCGCGGCTCGGTACCGCTGCCGCCCTTCCCGTCCGGTACCGGCTGATCGCAATACTGGGCCACCTGGTACAGCATCCATTTGTCGATATTCGCCGCCGTGAGCCGGTGGCCCAGGCCGAACCGGTCGGATACAACCAGGTCGTAAAAAATCCACGCCGGGTTATCGGTCCACGCCCACTTAAACGCACCAGTCCAGGTGCCGGTGTAGGTGCGGGTTTCCGGGTTGTAGGTATCAGGTACGCGGATCACACGCCCGCGCGGCTCACAGGAGATCTGCGGGATAGAGCCGTTAAACTGGCTTGAATCGAATTCGATATACAGCAGGGCTGTGTTCGGGTAGCGCAGTTTGGCGTCGATCACCTCAGTGAAGCTCTGAAGGGTCATCGTGTCGCCGATCTTCGCGCTGTTTGCATCAGCGGTCAGCTTGCGCAGGCGAATAGTCCAGGTGCTGCCCGCCTGAGGCAGATCGATACGGTGGCTGCGCTCATAGCCGGATGTGGTTTTACCGGTCACGCTGGTATTCAGTACCGTCTGCCAGGATCCCCCATCGGTCTGTAGATCAATCGCATAGTTAACAGAGTTACCGACCAGATCGCCGTCGTTCTCCTGTTTGAACAGCGAGGGCCATTTCAGGCGAAGACGAACCGCCGAGAGCTGGGCATTGGTAAACGTGCGCGTCCAGGCGGTGGCACTTGATACTTCGGTACCTACGGTGATTTCGTTTTCTGTACCCGGTATGCCCTGGATATAGCTCTGTGCCTGGTTGCCCGGGCGAAACTCCCACACCACCCCGCTAAAGTTTGGCGATCCGTCTGCGTTCTCCAGCGCGGTACCATCCAGATAAATATTTTTACCGGTGAGCTGGCCAAAGAACTCTCCCTCTCCCAGAGCTATCAGAATTTTGGCCTTCGCTACAGACTGGAGATCATCGGGTTGTTCGGTGGGTGTGCGTGATTTAGAGCCACCGCCTTTGCGGCCCCTGATAGCGGTTGCGTTTACCATATTGCGCCCATAAAAAAGCCACCCTGAGGTGGCCTGAATGAAAGGATTATTTTTACTGCTGATCTTCGACGTAAATTCCGGCAGAAATAATCGCCCCGCCGATACGGCGCTTACCGTATAAGAGTGGCACAGGGTAACCCTGTGCTGCAGTGTTCGTTACGCCGCCGAACGCATAAGAGGCCCTATTATCGGCATCCTGTTTGCTGGCAAGTCCAGCAGGTTGCGGGGAAAGCATCTGGATTACACCACCGGCCATTAATCCGATACCAGCGGTAACCATCCCGCTACCTATTACGCCACCAACTCCAGTCCACGAAGTCATTACGCCAACAACTGCGCCTACAACAACAAGTACCGCGCCCAAAACGGTTTGCAACACGCCTGCTTTTTTACTTCCGATAATTACAGGCACAATACGAATTACCTCTTCTGTAACCGGATAGCCCAGGTCATCTTCGCCAATGTTTTTCTTTCCTTTGAAAACCGCATAAGTAAGGCCGCGGCGATCACTAGTAATCATAAATTTTTCAAACCCTGTGATCGTTGCCGCTAAAGCTCTTGTAGCCTCATGAACTGTACTTATTAATCGATGATGGGTTTTACCAAATGTCTTACCTAAGATGCCCCCAAGTTCGATTTTAACCATGCTTTCGCTCATGCTTACTCCATAAAAAAAGGCCGCCTAAGCGACCTCAATTTTGACGAATATTTTACTTAATTTGCCACATCCGATACTGACCTGCGGCCCCAGTTTCTGTTTGGTATTCTTGGTAATGGCCGTCAGCGATAATACTTAAGGATTTCCGCCATTCAGTTAGCGCGCATTTGAATCTTACTGAAAGCGTATGCTCGCCATTTGATAAGTAAACATCCACATATTGATTTTGCTGTAACCCTGCCACTTCTTTTTCATCTACTTTCAAAACTAATGGACAGTTCTCACTCAGCCCCGAGCCAGATAATTGCTGGATACGATGTACCCTGACTTTGGTAGCATCAGTCTTTCCAATTAAAAGTGATGAATCATAAATAATGCTCGTTGCCTCATAAGGTTTTGAGGCGCATCCAGATAATATGACGATACCTAAACCCAAGAATATTCTTTTCATATCCTCCCCCTTTGTGAATTGCAGGAAGATTAGCACAGGGTTTTATATCTCAAAACTTTCATGGTTCTTTCCTGCCAGTAGCCGCCATACGGCACACGCTGACTCAGGTGTCCATAAAGATGGTGCAGCAGCATACTACCTTCCAGCAGGATACCGGCGTGATTCCACTTATCGGCCTGGACCTGCATGATTACCATATCACCAGGCTGCGGCGCGCCGTCGAACTCACGGAACCCGCATTCGTGCCAGCACTCCTGATAGAAATTATCCGGGTACTCGTCCTCCCACCAGGGATAATCCACCCGGTAGTCATGCAGCTCTATCCCATGCGTCTGCCGGAAATAGCTCATCACCAGCCCCCAGCAATCGTACACGCCCAGGACGAAAGGTCGCTCAATGAGTGGGATTTCTCCCCGGGGCATGATGGTCCGTAAGTCACCTTCCGGCCAGCTGACGATGTGCCAGGGAAGCCCGTTCAGGTCACACTGGGCTTTATCCGTTTCGCTCGGCTGGGTGGTTGCATCGGGATGGCTATGAACGATGGCGGTCACCGGCCCCCATTCTTCGGCGGCGGCATAGTCTTCCGGGCAAAGGACAAAGTTGTCCTCTGGAGTCGTAGCCAGATTGCGGCAGGGGAAATACCGCTCCACCCGGCTCTTCTGCGCTACCACGCCGCAGCACTCGCGCGGATACTCTTCCGCAGCGTGCGTCATGATGGCTGCAATGGTCTTTTTGCGCATATTAACTCCTGATCAAGGACGTACCCGGGAAGCCGCCGAAGGAAAGCTCGTTATTTTCCCCAAAGCGAAGCTTGCAGGCAGACAGAGTGCCGTTGCATTCATCCAGTGAAGGATCGCTGACCGGATTGTTATTTTTGTCGAAATAGCGCGTACCGGCATAATCGCATCCATCGCCGGTACGGTATTTGTTGCGAATACACCAGGTGCACAGAGAATGAAGCTGGCGCGTCGGGATCATCAGGCCCTGCAGATCCATCGGGCTGGAAAGCGTGAACTCAACCACCTCGTTGGTTTCACTGCTCTTTGCATCGATATAGAAAACCTTCAGCTTTTCCTGAGTCGGATCGGCCGTCGGATTACTACCAGTGAAGTTTTTCGCATCGAGATATTTACCCAGCGTGTCGTGGATAGTCACCTTCGCCTGTAGCATATCGTCATAGGCGAGACACAACGCTGTGATGGAACTGTCGAGGTTAGCTACCGATAATTTCGGTTGAGCGCTACTCCCACTGGTGGAAGCCTCGATCCCCTCAATCTGACATGGCCACGCTTTATACTCCTCCCCCTGCCACCAGATTGATTTTGCCGGCAGCTTATTCTCATCCCCGCCGGCAGCGGTTATTTCCGCTTCAGTGTGCGCGAGGTTGTAGCTGTGAAACCGCAATACCTCACCCGTTCCAAAGGCCGTGCCATCGACTTCAAACAATCTGACTTCATCGCCGGGTTCGAGCTTCTGATAATCTGCGTTAAGACTCATGGTCGGAATGCCTGTATGAATGTTGCTTCAAGGTTGAACTTCCCGGCACCCAGACCGGTAGGCTTATAGGTTTCACAGCGATAAAGCCCCAGCGCCTCCAGCGGCGGTTTCCACTGGAACGCCTTAGTGCCGCCATGCCTGTCGAGAAAAGCTTTAATGGCTGAAATATAGGACTCATTCCCTGTGAAATTGAGCGTCCATTCCTGACTTCTGGTGTTTAACCCATCGCCCGAAACCTGCTCATAACCATCGCCAAACCGCGCTTTCCTTGTTCTGAACGTTGTATCAGCTTCAGCATTGATGCGCGGGCACCATGAAAAAGTCTCGATAGCCATTGTTAGCGGCCTCCTCGTGTCGCATTCCAGATATCACCACCAGGCCTGATATCACGCATGAGATTCTGTTTGTACCGCTGATCCACAAACCGGCCGATCTCCGCACCGAACTGTTCAAGGCCCGCTGAGGCTTTTGTTGACGTGTTGCCGTTGCCGTCGATGGTGATATAGACCTGCGGCGCAGAAGAGGTAGCCTGACCGCCGCCGCCAACCGAGCGAACGCCAAGTGATCCATCCGGCGCGCGCGTCAGCGGCATGATTGCCTCCGGCCCTGCCTCGCCCATGATTCCGGCCCCGCCTTTTGCAAAAGCAAACATGGTAGGGTTCCTTACGATCCCGTTACTGAAGGCGCTCAGGGATGGCGAGTCGTAAACGCCACCTTTAGCGTTAAACTGGAAGTTAGCGCCGTAGTTAGAAACCGCTGTGCCCGTACTGGCCGCCGCGCCTGCGCCGCCACCGAAATAGCTGGCAACCCCGCCCACCAGTGAGCCCAGAATGCCAGAGCCTGAAGATCCGCCCCCCATCGCGCTGACGACCGCCATCTGCAGGGCCACCTTTTCGATGATCTGCAGTACGGAGACGCCCCAGGCTTTCCAGCTGACTTTATTACCTTCCAGCATCGATGTTACGTTGCTGAAGGCGCTGTCCATTGTGGTTTTGACACCATCTGACACGGTGCCGGATACATTGCTGATTTCGTCGAACCAGTTTGCGTACCCGCGGGATACCCCGGACATCCAGTCAGATTCGGCCTCAGCAATGGCTTTATACTTTTTATCCAGAGCATCAAGCGCGGCGGCGCGCTGAGCGATAGCTTCGGTACCGCCGTCGGTTTTGGCGAAAACACGGTTAATCTGCTGTGTTTCATCGAACCGGCTGCGCTGACGATCGCTCATACCTGCGGTATCTGTGGTGAGGGTGGCATCGTCGCGGAACTTCCTGGCAGCATCCGTCAGATCCCGGAGCGCATCAGCCTGCTCACGCTGCTTACGAACATTTTCGTCTGCCTTATGGTTCCACTTTGCCAGCTCGGCAGATGCGGCCTGTATTGCGCGCCGCTGTTCGTCAGTCCATTTGGTACCGGCCTGATGAGAAGCTGCGTAAAGTTCAGCAGCTTTTTCACCTTCCGTTGCGCGTACGCGCTGAACATCGATGGCCACGCTGAGATCGGCCATTTTGCGGGTGTACTGTTCGGCCTGGCTCGCAGCTTCGCGCTCGGCTTTGCCCTGGGCCTGGGAGGCAGCCGTTGAATCCTTTTTGGCCTGCGCGGAGGCAGCATCCTTTTTGGCAGCCTGATCCTTGTTGTAGATGTACTGGGTATAAAGCGCGCCTGTCAGCTTAAGGTCTTCTGCTTCGTAGACGTGCTGCTGATGCAACTTTTCCAGCCCGCTAAGGCTGGCCATTTCGTTATCACGTCGTGACCGCTCGAGCGCCGTTTGCTGTTGAGGCGTGGCGTTTGCCATCGATACAACCGGACCGGCATACTGCGGAGGTTTTGCACCTGCGGTCGCTGACATCGAGCGGTTAAGCAGATCATAAGCACCTTTCAGGATGGAAACGGCACCAGCCTGCTCAATGGCTTTCTGTGTCGCCAGGTCACTGGCATCGTTCACCAGTTTCTGCGTCCGTTCAACCTTCGAGGCAGCCTGTTCGCGCTGATACTCCAGCTGATTCAGCTTATCGGTAAGCTCCACGTTTTTGGCCGTGATGTCGGCCTGATCCATGAAGGTGTTGATCAGGGTCAGCGTCGGGTGGCGGTTGTAGTCCTGCTGGATCTGGTCAACCGCCTTAAGGCTGTCCTTCACTCGCGCGATCTGCGAATCGAGATCGGCCAGGTCCTGCTTCTGAGCCTGTAATGATGTCCGGGCGTCGGCCGCCGTCGAACGCAGTCCCAGTACCGACATCTGTTGAAGTTTGGTGTTGATCTCGTCGAGGTTGTTGGCAAACCCAACCGCTTCACGGTGTACCTGCTGAGTATGCTGGTACAGGCCGTACATTGCCGCGCCCGCACCGATAATAACGCCAGGCCACCCGCCGAGAATCCCCAGCACGCCGCTACCCAGGCGGGACATCACCGAGGCTGTATTGGTGAGGTTATTAACTGCTGACGCCCTGCCTGCAAGAGCTGTATTAAGCGAGGTCTGAGCGGCTGCCAGATTACGCTCGGCGACAATCTGCGCCTCGATACTGGTTGCCGCAGCCCGCGCCTGCTGAGCCCGGTAAACAGCCTGGCGGCCAGCAGCAACGCTGACCTGCGCGCCGCGAACCTGCGCCTGCGCCAGTGCAACCTCTGCGGCCGTGTTGGCAAGAACCGCGCGGGTGGACTGCCCTACGCTGCCAACCATATTACCGAAATAACGGGCCAGGCCAACGCCAACCAATAAGCCCGCCGTATTTGCCACGCCATCGATGTTATTCGCCAGGCCATCCAGCACACCGGAAAGCGTGGAAGATGCCCCGACTGCATCATTCGCCCCGCCTACCCAGGCGAGAAAAGCGTTTTGCACCTTCTGAGCAGAACCGCTGATGGATGCCGGCAGCGTATCGAACTCCTTGCGCAGGATCTCGACGTTTGTCAGCAGCGGTACGATCTTATCCGTCGTCAGCTCGCCATTGTTGGCCATATTGCGCAGACCACCAACGGTGGTACCCAGTCCATCCGCCAGCAGTTTCACCAGGCGGCCGCCGTTCTCCATGATGGAGTTAAATTCTTCACCGCGTAAAACACCGGAGGCCAGCGCCTGGCTCAGCTGAGTGATGACCGAGCTTGCCTCTTCGGTACTGGCACCGGAAAGCTTAAGGGAAGTTGCAACGGTTTCCGTCACTTTAGCTACTTCTGCAGAAGCGTAGCCAGCTGAGCGCATTGACTGAGCTATTCGGCTATACAGGTTCGAGTTCGCCGTAAGTGAGGTCCCGGTACGCTGGCTTATCTCCATCAGAGAGCGCTGGGAAGTTGCAAAATCTTCGGTAGAGGTTGAAGCCAGACGCAGACGACCGTTCATCTGGTTCCACGTATCAGCAAACTGAACCAGCTGATGCGTAGCGAATGCGCCGGCCCATGCCCCAGCTAAGCCCGCAGCAGAGGCTTTTACCGATGCAAGCTCAGAGTTAAGCGCTGATAGTGAGCGCTGTGTTTCTCGGGTGGCCGCTGCTGCCTTTTTCCCGCCCTGCTCCATAGTGCGGTAGTAATCTGTCCCAATGCGGGAAGCTCGGGCGATCTCTGTCTGGAAAGATGATGAGTTCGCCGAAATTTTGATGATTAGCTCGCGCAGCGTTGCCATATTTCACCCATAAAAAAGCCCGCAGCCGCGGGCGTCAAAGACTGGACATCCATTCTTCAAGTTCAGAGACTTCAGCGCCTTCTTCCTGCTCTCCCCATTTCAGCATCACGTCCGGAATGGTGAATTTGCCGCCCTGAGAGTTCAGCGTCGCAACGGCGATCTGTGCCGCCTGCGCGTCGGCGCGCCAGTCGCCAATCGGACTGATGCGGTCAAACTCGATCCACATTTTCAGTTCGCTGGCGGTGATGGTCTGTCGCAGCTCCTGCAGAGTGCGCCCCAGCCGGAGCGCCAGCGACATCAGGAAGAAGGTCAGCGGCTGCTTTACGGCTTTCCCGCTTCTTCCTGGCTCATTCCGAGGCCGAGAGCCTGGGCCAGCAGTCGGGCATGCACCGGGCCGTAAATCTCTGAAACCTGCGCCTGATCGTCATCACTGAATACGCGCTCACCGTTTTCATCCAGCAGAACGTCAATAAACAGAACGACATCGGCCTCTTTGTTACGCAAAAACTTCTGCGATTCGGTCAGGAGAGGCGGCTCTTCACCTTCCGGGATCTGAGGATTGACGATTTCCCGGAACCTTACCCAGGCGTCGCCGGAGGGTTCGCGCAGTGTGACCTTTGCACCGTCCCATTCGGGCACGGTAACGCCCGGTTTTGTGCGGTACGCTTTCGATGCAGTAAGCGCCACGTTGCGTAATGAATTCTGTGATGTCCTTTGCGCCATTTCATTCTTCTCTTTTTTGAGTTGTGGGAATTAAAAAAGCGGCCGAAGCCGCTCAGGAACCAGATGCGAAAATGCGTTTAGGCTTGCCGCGAACACGCAGCGAATAGGTCGCCCCAACGACGGAAGAGGTTGCCGCAGACCACGAACTCTGGCGGACCTCCACGAGCACGTAAAAACCGTTGCCTGACGGGAACACCACACGCAGCGCGCGAAGTTCATCGTTTTCATATGCGGTCTGCAGCGCTTCCTGTGCTTCTTCATCACCTACCCAGTTACGGGTGATGCTCATTTCTGCCGGCGCTGCCAGGCCGTTAGTTTGCTCCTGTTCGGTTGAACAAAGAGTGGTAACGTCGATGTCACCCTTCTGGCCACCAGTGAAGGTGATCTCCTTCGTTGCACAGGCCGCTTCCAGCCAGGTAACGCCGGCACCCGGAAAGGTGGAAGAAATAAAATCCGCGGCGGTTACGGGCGCATCGGAGACGGCAACGGTCATCCCCTTTGTAACTTCATACTTACTGGTCATGGTTTCTCCAGATAAAAAAAAGACCGCCGGAGCGGTCTGTGAGGGTGAGTGAGGCTAAACGGTTACCTGAAATTCAAGCGTTGCCCTGTGATAGCGCAGGTCTGGTTCATAACCTGGCGTTTTAACGACATTTTCTGGCTTGAGCACTTGGAGGGCATCCAGCGCCATATCTCTAATCTCGCGCGCTTCGGTAATGGCATTGGAATAGACATCCACCTGAACCGATACGGCAGACTCTGCCTGTCCGCAAAGAACGTCTGCGGCCACATCGGTGATGATCGAGAAAATCACCCACGGCGGCGCGATTGAAGGCTGCCCATCGCTGCCGAGAGGTGCAACGTAGGGATAAACCTTGCCGCCAGCCAGTGATGCCAGCAGCGGATAGAGATCGTCTTCGGTCATTTGCTTAACGCCTCGTCAATGGCCTGATTCATACGCCGCATAGCCGCCTCTGTGGCCTGCTCTTGCCGCACATCAAATGCCGGACGCACGAAGGGGTGAGGCGGCATGTTGGCAGTTCCCATCTCAACGAAACGCCAGTAAAAAGCGTTTCGCGGATTCTTCGCCTTCATGGTGTTATCGCTGTTGCCGGTGCGAGGGTTAACGCCACGGATATGCACCCCTGAAGAGATTTCTCCGCGGCGACGGCTTTTCTGTGTCACCACCACCACGTTTTTCTTCAGCTTACCGGTACGTAGGGGCGCGCGGGCGATCACCTCTTCTTTCAGCACTTCCGCGCCGGCGCGCGTTGCATCGCGCAGAACCTTGTTGTTTTCAGCGCGGCTGAGTGCCTCAAGGTCTTTAGCGATGTCGGCCAGTCCGGAAAAATCAAGGCTCGTTCCGATCACTTTTCAGCTCCTGATTTACACAGAATTTCCAGGCGAGTACCGTTCGGGTTGGCGACAGGTGGACCGATAATATTCAGCAATTGGCCTTTGTATGGGCCGCTGAGCACCTCTACGCGGGAGGAAGCATGTACCTCAGGCCTGAACCGCATCCAGATGCGAATCGTTGCCTGTGCCATCTCCGCGCCACCTGACATTTGCTCTCTGCCGCTGATCCCTTTCACCTCTGCCGGAACCGGATCGCCACCACTCCATGACTCCACTGGCTGACCAGATGAATCCCGGGAGGTTGTGAAGTTCAGGATTTTAACCCTGTGCCTGAATCGTCCAGGTTCCATCAGGAGCCCTCCTCAGGTTCCGCTTTTCCGCGCCAGTTGCGATGAATAAACATCATTCGCTCAGCAGCAGCATTTTCGTAAAGCTGAACCTCGCTTTGTGCGGTCCGGTGTTCGAACATGTCAGCAAATACCAGGAGCATGGCTCCCTTAACCGCTGCCGGAATATCACCTGGAGCCTTCCATGCTGGCTCGTCACACCATCGATAGCAGTAGTCAAAGGCTGCCTGGGCGTAAAGCGTGATCAGCTCGTCCCGGTCATCTTCTTCAAACTCTATCTGCTGCTTAAACAGGTTGAGGCCGATTACCTGCAGAACATCTATCGCCATACGTTAAAAGGGCGGGTTACCCCGCCCTCCCCCATCATGAGCCAGAAGAGAAAGTGCCCTTGATGATTGCTGTCGGGCGATAGTGAGCCAGCGCCAGGCGTTCTTCGCACAGGATGGTCAGCATGTTTTTCACGAAGTTGTCGCGGTCTTCGCGGCTGACTTCCACGGTAGCATCCATGCGATCCCAGACCTGAGATGCCATGTCGAAACCGCCGACGGTGAATGTGCCGGCTGCCTGCGCCTTAGTCGGAACGACCGGCAGGCCCCACATGATGTTGCTGGTGAATGCCTGTGGGCCACCGAAGAGATAACGACCCTCGTTGTCCTTCAGCAGCGCGATGTTGTGCCAGTCGCGTGGGTTCAGGACGATGCCGGAGGCGCTGAACTCGGACTCGGTCACCTGATAAATAGCGTGAGCGATGATGTCCGCGCGGGTATCGCCAGTGACATTCAATGCGGTGTCGTAGGCGGTTGCCACTTTGTTCAGGCCTTCCAGGTTATCCCCGCTGCCATCACCGTTCAGCAGCTGGCCTTCTTCCTTCAGCGCCAGGCCGTACATGAGTCGGTTATTGACGTAGGACTGCAGCATTGGGGCGTCGTCCATAACCTGACGGGATGCCTGCACCCAGTGAGCAATGGTCTTCACGTTCGCGGTCTGCTTGCTGAAGGTGATATCCGATTCAGGTTTCAACGCCTTTTCAGCCACCACGTCGGCGTTATTGGTAAACACCTCTTCACGCACGTACTCCAGAGAGTTGCTGGAAATTCGGCCCTGCGCCAGCAGGTCACGAATGGTCAGCCGGCGCAGACCAGGCATGATAATGCCAGGCACCTGCATCGGCTGGATCAGGCTGCCCGCTGAAGCTGAATCACTGCCGAGGGATTTGTTGAAGGTCTTCGCATCGAAACTACCTTTGCTGCCATTCCAGGACTTCTGCAGCTCTTCAGCTGCACGCTCCGAGAAGGATTTCTTCTCGCCTGGATTTTCGGCACCGGAAGCCAGTTTCTGTTCCAGATCGAAAAGACGGGTGCCGGATTTGCTCAGCTCTTCCTGTACTTTCGCCAGGTCGGACTGCAGCTGTTTGGACACCACCCCGGTGCTTTCGATTTCTGCCTTCTGGGCATCGAAAAGCTGGGTCATTTTCAGCTGGGACTCTTCGATGGCTTTTTGAATTTGAGCGAGTTCAGACATAATTATTTTCCTAAATTAGAAGGGAAGGATTTGATGCTCTCAAGCAGAGCGTTGATTTGTGCTTCGTTTCCGTCGCCCTCGGACTCGCTCCGAATCGCTGACTTAAACCGGGCTATTAACCCAACTGCCTGTGATTTGGTGAGCCCGACTGAATCCCTCAGCCAGTTCTCCACATCACGAATGGTTTCGATGCCATCGACACTTTTCATGGCTGCAATGCCAGCCTGTTCGTTGGCCGGGAAGGTGCAGACGCTGATTTCGCGCAGGGCCTGGATATTCTTAAAAATGCGGCCGGTGGGAATGATGGTGTAATCGTCTTTAGCAACCGAAAAGCCAACCGACATCCCCTCAACCGTACCGTGCTGCATTGCCGCCTTTAGGTCAGTAGCACCACTGTGTCCAGGCGTCAGCTGACCGCGCACATAGAGGCCTTTTTCGTCCTCAGCGAGGCTGTCCCACTTTCCTACCGGTAATTCCCAGGTTTTGTGGTTAAAGAACATCGCCACTTTTCGGGTCTGGTTAGTCAGCGCGCTTTTGAAGGCACCGGGCAGGATGATGTCGCCGTCGGAGTCGGTGTTATTGAAAACAGAAGCGTATCCTTCGAAAACGCCCTGCTTCCCGTCACCGGTGAACTTGATTTCTGTCTCGTCGAAAGACAGCGTTTTTACGATCTCAGGCATCGCGGCCCCCATAAAAATTAAGCCCCGTCATTGCGGGGCTCTTTGTTGGTTCCTAAATCGGTGATCGGCACGTATTGCGACTGCCGCATTGCTACATCGCCGCCTGGCAGCGGCGGGAGGTTATCCGTTCGCCGCATCTCGTTGATCGTGCGAAGTCCTGCCTCTCCCATCGCCTTCATGAATGCAGCGCGGGAGGCAGAATCACCTCTCAACAGACCATCAAGATTGTGCTCAGCGTGAATGTGGCCAACATCCTTAGCCGGGATCAGCCATCGCTGAATGCTGTTTTCCCAGCGCGAGATATAGGGCTGCAGGGTGTACTGCAGGAAGCCGAGATTTTGCTGCTCGATGCCCGATCCCCAGCTCGTTGACTTCTCAACGTCGCCAACAAGGTGAGGCGGTACGCCAAAGAATCGGGCCAGTTCGCTGACCTGGAATTTTCGGGACGCCATCATTTCGGCATCCTGAGGTGTCACGCCAATTGCCGAAGTAGAAAAGCCCGCTTCCAGAATCCAGAGGCGTTTTTTTACCGGGCCGCCGGCGATCTCTTTGAAGTTCTCTTCAACCTGAGAACGCTGCTGCTCAGTTAGCACCTTTTCGCCGGTAGAGAGGATTTGGGGCGATTTAGCGCCGTTCGCAAAGAAATCTCGCTGCTGATCTTCCATCGCTACCGCCACGCCTGCCGATTTACAGGCAAACGCAATGGGTGAGAGGCCAACCAGCCCGGTAAATCCGAAACCCTTAAGGTGAAAAATGTCTTTCTGTGAAAAGTTGGCGTACTCACTATCGCGCTGATAGCGGTAAACCACTTTTTTACCGACCATCTTCACATCCATATTGGCGGACTGGAGCGGTAGCAGGCTGATCACGTCACCCGCGCTGTTACGATCCACCAGCGCATAGGCGTTCCCGTAGAAACAAAGCTGCATCGTCATAGCCTCCCTGAACTCCTGGGCGGTCATGTACTGATTGGGGGAATAGCGCAACAGGCGAGCCAGCGGATTGCTTAAACCGACTTTTTTTCGGTTGTCGCTCGGGTCAGTTTCGAAGACATCCAGCGGAAGGCACGCAGTGAGCGTCGAAATCAGGCTCACGCAGCGCCACACCGTCGATATTTGCAGTATCCGTTCATCGTTAATGGATGAATCGCCCAGGTGACCGTGGGCCGAAACGGGCCCTGTTTGCGATCCCTGATTTGGGGTGACTAAACGCCCGCCGACAAACCAGGACTGCAGCCTTGCCCACCAGCCGTTATTGGTTCGCAGGTCAATCGTGTATTTAGGTTCTTCCATCACATGCTCAGCGGTCGAAAAATGAAGTCCTCGAAGTCACCACCCTGTTCGGTAACTTCCCCATTGGCGGCACCAACGGACATTGTCATTGCGACCATGCCATCAATACGACCCGTTGCTTTTGATTTATCGAGTTTGCGGTTGCCGGCAGCATCTTTCACGATCACCGCATTCACGGCGCACATCGTTAAAACCGGGTGCATGCCATGCCTCACCCGCCCGTTAAGCATCAGCGATTCGAGGGTGTCCACCGCCGGGCCCATATCCTTAAAGCCCTGGCCGAACTCAACCAGAGGGAGGCTCAGTCCGATGGTGTCCGCCTCTTTCCTGAACTGGTCAATGCGCCAGCGGTCAAAGGCCATCGAGGTAATATCGAAATCACCGATAATTGCGGCGATATCTGCGACCACGAATGAATAATCGACAGACGCGCCTGGTGTCGTGCGTAAAAGGCCTTCTCTGACCCAGACGTCATACGGCGCGCGGTCTGTTTTGGTACGTTCTTCAAGAGTCTTTTCAGGTGTCCAGAAGAAGGGGAAAACATCCCAGACGCCATCTTCTGCTTCACCAGCGATAACCAGCGCCGTTAAATCGTTCCTGGCTGACAGATCCAGCCCGGCATACCATTTCCGCGCTGTGTTCTGCGGTATGCCGCCGCACAGTTCCCACACACTGCGGGATATGAACGGCGATACTGTAGACACGCGCTGGTTAAGATTCAGGTTGCGGAAGGTGTTCTCGAAACTCGGCATGCGTCCCGCTTTTTCTGCCTGGCGCGCCATGTCTTTTTCAGACCTGAACGTTCCAAGCGCCGGGTTAGCGGCCAGCCAGGATTCGCGCTTGCTGATATCAGCCTCTTTGGGAGCCTCGTAAACGTGGCAGACGATGTGCGGATCTTTCGATTTCACTGCGTCATCTATCCAAATGCTCAACAGGTCGGCGTCGTTCGCCGCCTGGGTGCTGATAACAATCAGCAGAGGACTCTCATGCGCGCCCTGAGCCGTGGTTATGGCATCGATAAAGTCATCCTGCGGGCCCCTTACCTGCCCGGTTTCATCCAGAATCGCAAGGATGGGCGAAAGGCCGTGTGTGGTTTTACCCTCAGCAGATAAAGCCTTGTACTCAACGTTACAGGGCAACCCGATCAGCTTTTTGCCGCTGGGCGTGATGTGAACCAGCTCCTGCAGCTTCGGATTGAGGTTAACCATCTTCACTGCCAGGTTAAAAACGATGGCCGCCTGCTCCCGGCTGAGAGCGCCGCTGACGATCTGCGTGTTCTGTACCGCTTCGGGTCCCACCAAATGCGCCAGCAGGATTCCGGCAATCAGCCCTGTTTTTCCGTTTTTACGTGCGATGCTGAGGATCGCCATGTCCGTACCGGCCGGGTTGTCGTAAATCGACAGGATGAATGTTTTCTGAAAAGGGTCGAGCCGCATTGGCTGTCCGATTAGCTTGCCTTCAGGCACGATGCAAAAGCGCTCAATGAACGCTATTACGCGCTCACCTCGCGTCATAGTCTCTTATCCGTGTTTGGGGAAGGCGATCAGGTTATCGTCCTGGCCCTGGTGCTCTGCTAGGGTGCCCCGGGCAGCGCGATCATTGTTGTTGCGTTTCTTCTGGTCGCGGCTTTCGCCGTTGGTTGCGTGGGAATGAATCTGGAGGTCACGTCGCTGTGCCAGAATGGTTCGCTGCAATTCTGGAATTTGCTTCCGCAGGTCTTTAATCAGTGCCTCGTTTCTGCCTTCACCACGCACGCGCTCTTCTTTGCGCAAATCTCTGCGTAAAACGGTGATGTAAAGCTGGTTATTTGCCAGTTCTACCGCGGCCAGAAGGTCGGCTGGTGTCCAGCTGTCCAGAGCTTTCGATCTGATATTGTCATGCCAGAATGGTTCGGCTTTTTTCTCCAAACCTGCATGGGACGGCGGATCGATGGTGTCCACTGCTGCATTATTCATGGCCTGAATCGCCGCCGCCGAACTGTCGGAGCGGGTTCGTTTATCTGCCATATGTCAACACCTTAAAACGGAAAAAATCGGGTTAGCGTTAAAATCAAACTTTGGCGGCGGTCATTTGGGGCAAAGGATTTGAAGATTTGATCCCCCCCCCCACCCCTGATGCGATTCATTCCCATTTGATATAGTTGCAAATGAAATGATTTCACTTATTCACATGTTCGAGGCCATCGCATTGTAGCTCGGCACCAACCAGACCAAGGGCAATCGTCGCCTCACCATCAGGGTAATCGGTCAGCAGCTGGCGAATAGCTTTCTCAGCCTGTTTAACTTTCGCCTGGGTTTCTTCAGGCAGTGAGGCAATCAGGCCCTTAAACATCAGAATGGTTTGCTGGTCTTGTGTCATTACTTACTCCAGTGAGACGCAGGATCGAGTGGGTAGCCGTTGGCATCACAGCCGATGACGGTGCCGCTCTTCTCCATTCTCTGCTTAGTTGAGTCGTGGTGGGCTTTGCAAAGTGGCTGCCAGTTCTCTTTACTCCAGAAGAGGTGCTGTGCCTTCGAGATGGTCAGCGGGTTACCCGACTTAAGCGCATCTTTAAGTTTGTGCGGTTCAATATGGTCAACAACCGTGGCCGCCGTTATTCGTCCCTGCTGCTCGCACATCACACAGAGCGGGTGCTGCTGCAGGAAACGCAGGCGGGCTTTATCCCATCGGCTGCCATAAATCCGTGGCTCTTTCATATTCATGGATTACAACTCAAATTGATTTATTTCATTGTGAGCTCAATGTTTAAGATCTATCGTGACTCCTCCATTTTTACAGGAGTTCCGAGATGACCAATTACACAGTACGAGTTGAGTTACATGATGCAGAAGCAGATGACTACGAAAAACTTCATGAAGAGATGAAGAAAGAAGGCTTTTATAAGCGCATAAAAATTGGCGATACCACGTATGAATTACCAACAGCAGAATACTCAATAATTTCAAATGAAATGAGTAATGAGTCTGTGCTTAAAAAAGCAGAAAAAGCAGCGAATAAAGTACAACCCAAACCGCAGCCATCAATTCTGGTCACATCCTCAGAAATGCCTCGCACCTTCTCTGGGCTTAAGAAAGTAAGTTAGATTTATCATCACAAGCCCAACCTACTGGGCTTGTGATGCCAGTCTCCATGCCCGGCGGCGTTCTGTCCTCGGCTCGTTGTCCGGGTGACGTTCAACCGTCGGCAGGTCAGCGTGATCCACCAGCGAGTAACACGGGTAAACCACCCTGCCGCCGTAAGCCTCACCGACTGCGTAATCTGCTGCCAGCGTTTTATTCCATGCGCTGAGCATGCGCGCTAACCTGCCCTGAGGTGGGCTATAGCAGACACCGTGAATCAACTTATTCATCACGATGTGATCACCACAGACGCGATCAGCATCCACCAGCATTCCGGCTATTTCTTTTTGATACTGCGGCGGTCGGCCGGTACCCAGATAAAAGCTCAGCATGTCGTCAGGGAAACGGGCTATCCAGTCAGCCACCTTGTCACCGAACCCGGGCACGGGTAGAGCATCGTCTTCCAGCACCACTACCCGGCAGGATTGTTCGGCGGCCCATTCAAGCGCGCGCCGGTGATTCCAGTTCGCGCCGTGATTCCGTTCATCAAGAAGAAGATGGGCTCCCAGCTCACCAGCTAGGAATGCTGCTGAGGCAAATCGGGTATGGTGGCCAACTACAACGAAACTCACTTGTGTTTCCACCATGCCGCCTCCTTACCGATGCCGTCTGTTTTGAATATGGTGTGCACCTTAGGGCCGGTAACGACACGATCACCGAATGACTTTGCAGCCATACCGAAAGCGCCCATGTCCACCAGCGTGGCGGGAGCTGTTTCCATCTTCCAGAAGCGGTGGCTTTCAATCAGGTAATGCTGACGAATGATGCGGTGGGCGAACTCCATTACATCTTCACGGCTGCCACCAAGAAGGCCAGCGTTAAGTAGCTGCTCATCCCGGTGCTGCTCGAGGAACTCGCTATACGCTTTGCCGTGGTGATTGGCCTTCATCCATTCGTCGGCATACGTCTTATGCTCAGAGCCGACGTAAATTTTACCTGGTTCCATTTCTGTCCAGGGTTCCCGAAGCATCTCAACGTCTGTACCGTCGGTACACCACACGAAGCGATATTCTGGATGCTCTCTCAGGTGCTGATAGATATGCAGCCAGCGTGCAAAGTACGGGCTCATGTTCAATGCAGGAACAGACTGCAGGGTTACACCTTCCGGCGCTGTAGTAAGCTCGTCTGCCAGCACCACGGCCTTAGCACCACGAATGGAACGGGCCCACACCTGCAATAAGGAGGCATCGGCTGCCATCTTCACTTTGCGTTGTGGATCTGGTTCGCTTGTCAGAAGCGAGGTGATCACCACATCATGCTGCTGCCGATACGGGGCATACCCTGAATAACCACTGTCCCGCCGAGCGCTATAAATTCTGGCGTTAGTCTTTGCCAGGCTCTCGCGCTCAGGTCGCGGGATAGATCGTGACACCTCTTCATACTCGTCCATCGAGTGAATCAGCTTTTCAGAACCAGCCACATCAGCAAATGCCCAGGTCGATAACCCGGCGTTGTAGATCCGAAGCGCCAGATCTGGATGCTCGTACATACCGCGACCGTATACCGGATCGAAACCGCCGACCTTCTCTATCGCGCTGCGGTGGAAGTAGAGCATCACGCCACGCTGCCCGGTATAAGCGATATGCTTATCATCCCGATACAGCACAGCCATATCGTTCAGCTTATTGCGTCCAGCGAGGTCGAGGAACTGGTAAGCCAGGTGCGGCTCTGGTGATTCGATATAAGGTTGATGCCAGTTATCAGCGATTGGCCATGCATCATCATCCCACAGGAACAGATGCTCACACCCTGCATTCATTAGCACAGTCAGGCTGGCGTTCTTCGAGGCGACAATGCCGAGCGATGATTCATGACGAAGCAGCTGCACGCCGTCAGGCACTACTGCCGCAGGTTTGGAGCCATCATCGATCACCACCAGCAATGCCCCAGCAGGAAGATGCTTCATGTGCTGCTCGAAAGCGCGCTTTAGGACTTCAGGTCGATTATGCGTGGTGATCGCTATGCCGATTTTGGAGGGAGTTAAACAAGCTGGCGCATACTGGACGCCATCTATGGTGACCTGCATTTTTATCCCCTCTAGGGCATATTTAATATTTATCCTCTACAGCCATTACGATGGGTCTACCCATAGTGATGACAATAAAAAACCGCCCGGAGGCGGTTAGCTTGAATGCATCTTAAACAGTAAGAGCTACGAATAACTTTTATCGAAATCTTTAGAGCAATATTCCTCAGCATTAGCCACCTGCAGTGGCCCAGGGTTGAACATAGTTCCCACTTGCTGTTGAAACCCTGAGCTTTGCTGTGTCTGCGCGTTAGGGTGTATTTTTTCAATAATAATTCGGCTTTTTTCATCCTCTTGGATAACTAAAATCATAGCCACATTATGGGGATGAATATTTTTATCTAAATAAATCTCATATCGAATACAGACATCATTTTGGTCATAGAGGAATGTCTTTTCTAACGTTAAACGCGGCGTCTTGCTCATGTTACGTCTCCACTGAAATGAGAGGTAACTTTAAAAGTTAAGGGATTTTATTCAATCTCATTTATAAGTAAGTATGCACTAGATCAATTACTTTACTGACTTGTAGACTGCTTAAGGTTCCCGCTATTTAGGCCTCTGAACATTTTTTCTTTGGCAGTTAGCCTGCCACGACTTGTTATGCGCCAGGATGTCTTTCTTCGTCTGCTTATCCAGCACATCAATGTCATGCTCGGTCAGGTAGATTGGCTTTACCCAGTCACAGGCGGTATCAATTACCACCGGGACGCTTCCACGAGTCACGCAGCTCGAGATCAACATCGTCGTCAGGCATATGGTTAACAGTCTGCTGAACATTGCTGGCCTCTTTCGTTGTCTCTACCCGGCGTTCTGCTGCTGCGACCGTTGCCGCTGCGTTATCTTCGGTACGCTGCTGGTCGGCTTTCGCTTCCGCTTTGCTGGTGGCGCGTGAATGACCCAAGCCAAACGCGGCGGCGATAGCAGCAAATACTGCGACAACGAGTCCGGTGATCATCTCAAGCGTCATATAACTACCCGTTCCTTTACCCAGCCATAAACAAACGTCTCGTTCGCGCTGCGCTGTTCTGCCAGTTCGAGATAGCGCTGACCCTGGCTGCAATTCAGGGCCCGGAGCATAACCAGCTCCCCCTCTTTTCCTCGCCGGGAAAGATAGCTTTTTAACGCGCTGATAGTTCGCGGACCAATAAAACCATCAGCAATCAGATCGGGATAGAGCGTCCCCTGAATGTTGAATACGTTCAGCCATCGCTGAAACCATTTGGTCTGAACCGATGGGCCCATGTTAACGCCGGTATCGCACAGTTCGGCAGCGATGGCTGGTGACACCTCAGAAACAAGGTCGAAGCGTGGCCCTGTCCAGTAGTCAGCCGTCAGGATATCCAGCGCCTGCTGGCGAGTAAGGTTACGCATATCACCGTTATAACCGTGGGCGCGAGCTACCGCTTGAGTGATTCCCCAGTTTGTTGGGCCGCCTTTGTCGTCGGGGTGATTAACGTACCCGCCCTCTTTGCCGAGGATGGCATTAAATATTTCGTCTTTGGTCACGTTGTGCTTTCCCCTGCGATTCTTGCGATGTTGCCACGTGCTCGCCATACGGCTATGCAGACAACGAGGTTGACGACCAACTCTCCGTAGTCGACCTGCACGTAATCACCATGCCAGATGCGGAAAGCGGTAAACGCTGGTGCGAGGATCAGCCCATACGCCAGAAACTCCATCAGACGGCGGCGCCGTAAGCTCCGCTTCCTGAAGAACATCAGGCGTATGGTTATAAGGATGCATGCAACAGCGTTAATGTTCAGGATCAGTGTTTGCCACGTCATTCTTCCCCCTTCAATCCGGGTAAGTCTCCCGTCTTCGAGCGCTTGAGAACGCGAAGCAGGACGGTGACAGAAACCGTTGAGGCCGCCAGCGCGCCAATGGCTGGAGATACTTTGACTTCAACTGGCGGAGAAAGGTGACTTAATGCCGCATTGATAAGCGCAGCGATGATTTCAGATGCTGTTCCGGCGCAGTAGACCCCACCGATGAATGAGATGAGCGCGAACAGTATCTGCTTCCAGAGTTTGTGGTCTTCACTACTCAGGACGTAGAGAGCGGCCCCGGCAAGTGAGCAAAGCATTACGGCAGGCGTAGCTTCTGGAAACATCGTGGCGAAGGTGATTCCGGTAGTACCGGCAGCAACACCAGCAGTTGCCGTAGCAGATATCGGTTCTGCGGACATTTAGCCCCCTCTATTGCTGTAGTCCTCTCAGAATGAGGGGAATAAAAAAAGGCCGCCTTAGGCAGCCTCAAAGTGTTTAGATTTTTTTTACAGCGATGATTGATGGAACCGAACCGCTAGGAAGTATAGTCCCAGCAATGTAGTTGTTATGATATTCATCAAGATGAATAAATAAACACCAACAAACACCGTTTTAAGCCATAAGATTGCATCAGCAGACCAGAATGTGAGCAGCCAAATATGGAAAGGCTTCCCCATCAGAATGGAAATCATTCCTATGCAAAATAACATAAAGCTCACAAGAGCTAGATAGCCAAAAAGGTAGCAAACAAAGCGCCTGCGCGTCAGTTCTACAGTGAGTTTTTGCCCGCGGAACTTCTCTACCAGAGTCGGGGGTACACCCGCCATCACTTCGTCAATCGAAGAACTAGAAAAAGTAGAAACCGCAGCCAATGCAGCGATATAAAAGCCAATCAATACTTGAAGTAAACCATTAACCTGAAGCAGGAGTCCATTAGTCTCGATTAAAGAAATTTTGTTAGCATGAAAATGATAAACAAAAGTGACAATTACAGAAACTATGACTGGTATTTTGTAATCATACCAATCCTTTTCCTCATGCTTAATGCGGAGATAACTCAGCGGTGAAAAAAGTTTCATATGAAACTCCCGTTAGAGCAACCCTATCATTTTTGTTTCAAGCTGCAGATGAACTGTGCTTTCACATTGGTTGATGAGGTTACCTAATATGACCCTCTCACTTTTAGTGAACAGTTTTGTGGCAGCATCTTCGTTACGATCCAGATCTAAACTGGCTTGCTTGCCATCTTTTGAGTAGCTAATTGAAACCTTGGTATATCCAGACTGTTGCCCTTTCCTTCTCAGGATTTCTAACAACCTTTCTTTATCTTTCAATGGCGGCTGTTTGATGATCTTGTACCTTACAGCTCTCTCTGAAAGTTCAGTGTACGCTGTTTGGTCCAGTCCACCTTTTCTTCTTGTGCTCACAAGCTTAACATTATGAAGTTTTGCACCTTTTAGAGCATCCAATAGCGTTTGTGATCCATGGGAATATATGTCTAACTTCGGACGATGCTGACACATGGCCTTCGTTGCAGGATTTTTGAACTCACATCCAGTAAATGCCTCCCTGAGCATTGCGTTCAAAAATGGTTCAAGAACCGATTTACTTATCCCCGGAACAGATTCAACGAGCGTTTTGTAGTGGTCTGCTGAATGCGGCTCAACGATGGTGGAAATCACAATATGACATGACACTGCAATCCCTTCCCCCGCCAGCTTAGGCTCAACCCTAAGATTACCTGTCGTGAGCTCACCAAAAACAGGATCTGATCCATTCTTGTCACTTAGCTGGATAAGCATGGTCGCTTGTGCAGCACCGGCAGCAAACTTCATTTCTGAAATTCTGAGCGCCCTAGAACCATTATTGTATAGTTTCACTGCATTGCCTGAATCCACCAGCAGCTTTAGCTTTGTAAGAATATCTGCAATCGGAATACTTGGGGCTGCTGCATGCGTGGGTGTCAAAGCAAAATCAAAAAAAGAAACCCAACGTTCGTTGTTAGAAAGCACATTGTCACCACTTGAATTTTAGTTCTTGCTCATACAATAACTTAGCAAGGGCAAAAATAAAGTGATCACAAATAAAAAAACCCGCAACGTGGCGGGCTTTTAGAGGGTGATTATCTGCAGGCGCTATACTCCATAATCAGAAGCATACAGGACATTTTTATGCAAAGTCAACACTAACGTGCAAAAAAGTGTCGCTATTTGCACCGATCATATTAATAAGTCGTTGCCTTCTCAAATTCTACTGCCGCTTGACGCTCCCCCTGTCGTAGAGAGTCCACCAGCATTTCATAGAAGGGTTTCCAGTTGCGTGACCATGAGGACTGATGGAGGTCAGGGAGACGTTTCAGAATGGCACGGTGTACCGTCGCCGAGGAGATAGCAGAGAAGCCATTACCAGAGCAACGTTCGCACGTTTTGAAAACCGGTGCGCCGCGGTCTTTAGTCGCTTTGCGGTCCAACACCTCGCCTTTACCTCCGCAGCGGCAACGGGCATGGATCACCCTCTTTCCTTCGCAGTTACCGCATGTACGTTTCACCAGCTCACGCTTAATCTTCGGGGCCACAACTTCAGCGCCGTCTGCATCGAAAATCCCAGGGTGCTTGATTACATCCTCGATTTGGGACGTAAAACCGGTACCGCTGCAGCTGCTGCACGCCGCGCTGGTGGCCGCCGAACGGGAATAATCAGCAAAGGCAAATTGTGCCAATACCTGCATGCACCAACCGAACTCACCACCAGCTGCTTTACGCACGTTCTTTGGAGCGGAATCCATCGCATAACGGGCCAGCGCCTGCACCGCGAGCTGCTCATCTGTTTTACTGATCCCGGCCTTCCCGAAGAACGCCGCTAGGCCGAAACGGGCACGGCTGCTGGTGGTGCCGATGGCCGCCATGACATCAGTACCTGTGAGGCGATCCGGAGAGGTTCCTTTTACGTCGTCGCTGATATGCATTCCCTGAGGACTAAAATGTTTAAGTGCTGCTTCCAGTTTCATGCGGCCACCTGCTGTTTTTTATAGAAAACCATTTCACGAACCTGATCGCCGTTCATGAGCATGTCGTTAAAGTCCCCATTATCCGGCCAGTAGATACTGACCTTTTCGAGGTCGTTTTTTGCCATCAAATTGGCATGAGCACATTCCATAGCAGCCGCTAAACCGGTAGCACTGTTGACGTCACGGTCTGCAAAAATGATGAAGTTCTTCACGCCAGCTGGCACACGGAATTTCTTCATGAATCCGCTGGTCATGGTTGCCCAGGTGTTTACCCCGTAAAGCTGGTGCGCTGACAGGGCTGTTTCGATGCCCTCGGCGATGCCCAGCGTGGTGGAAACTGGGAACATACGGATCGCCACCGAACGGGCGTGATCCAGATAACTTTCTTCCTGAAGTGATTTTTGACGCTTCGCCCCTGATGAATCTTTCAACTGGGCCTTCCTGTTTCCGTCCAGCAAGGTTCTGTGCAGATAGCAAAGCTCGCCCTTGTCATCTGTTGCGAGTGAATACAGGCTCTGGAAAACCTTACCGCCGTAGCGCTCATGATCGTTGAATCTGATAGCGTCCTGCGGGAGCTGGTAGACGCCTCGTGAGCTGAGATACTCAGCGCCGGATGTGCCGCGCAGCGGTGATAGCTTTGAAAACTTGCTGATCACCCTTTTGCGCAGGCTGCCAGCGTTGCTGGTGACCGGTATTTTTTCTCGAGCAAAGGTATTGCCGATCAGCTCGTCGATTTCACGGCAGATCTCATTGAAGGGTTTGCCCTGCGTTTGCGTAACCAGTTTCAATCCATCTCCGCTGCCGCAGGTGCAGATCCACGTTCCCGCCCCATCACGGTCATCAATGCGAAATTTGCCAGTTGAGTCGCATAGCGGGCATTTCCCTCTGAAGTGGTTTTTGCCGGTGATCGGCGGAAGCCCATAATGTTCAAAAATCATGGCCCACTGGCCTTTAGCCGCTGCTGCCGTCTTCATGCTTGTTTCCCTAACTGCTGCCTGATTTCGTTAATCGTGTTATGCGCGTGGCGAATACGGGAAGTCGCAGGTTCTGCTGCTACATCCTGCGGGCGTTTAGCCTTCCCTTTCACAAAGGCGATCTGTTTGTGCCTGATGAAGTTCGAAACCGTAGGGGTGATTTCCATCGGGTAATCACTGAGGCCGTTTGGCCACTCCCCGAAACGCTCATGGAAAGTGTGTTTGCACCAACCATCGCTTACGGGCTTTTTGCCCAGGGACTGACGCTGACGCTGGTAAAACTTAATCTGGCTCCACCAGGCCTGTTTTTCGACCTTTGTGGGCTGGCGCGGCTCTGTGCCCAACTTTTTGAGCTTGCGCCCGGTATCTGTATCGATATCTTCACCGGCCAGTGGCTTGTGGCCGCATTTCGGGCAGACGTAGACGCCAGCTGGTTTCATGTAATGGCATTGCGAGCACTCGTGTGGCAGCTTCTCTTCGCGTTCTTCTGCTGTGCGTCGCGCGCTTTCTTCCATGCCATCTGATTTGCCGGGCAGATCGTCATACTCGATTGAATCCGGATAACCCAGGCGGTGTACGGTGCCGCTGTGATCGAAGATGAGGCAGGACTCTTTGCCCGGCGCGGTGCGCAGACCGCGGCCCAGCGCCTGCAGCCAGCGAATTTCGCTTTTGGTTGGCCTGGCGTAGATGATGCAGCGAACGTCGCTATCGAACCCGGCCACCAGAACGCCCACGCTGACAATGATTTTTGTCGCGCCGGTTTCAAAGCGATGGATGATGGTCTGGCGATCCTCCACCGGGGTGTCGGCGGTCATAACCTCAGCGTTAACACCAGCCTGGTTAAAGCGGATAGTCAGGAAATTGGCATGAGCTACGTTCACGCAGAACGCGATTGTCGGCAGATCCCGGCCATGCTCCAGCCAGTTCTGGACGATATCGCCCACCAGCGTTGAGCCGCACATAATCTCGGCCAGTTGCGCCTCGTTGTAATCGCTGCCGAACTCCAGTGATGGGGCAGTTTTAACGCCTTTCAGATCCGGCTTAGTGGGCGCATAGAACTCGTAGTTGCTCAGGTCGCCGCGCTGGATCAGCTCGCCGATGGTGGTCGGCTTAATGAGGCGGTCATAGTATTTACCCAGGAACGGTGAAAACGGCGTACCTGAAAGACCAATCACTTTCACGCCTTTGGCGCGCAGTCGTTCGATATCCTGCAGGATGCGTTTCTTACGCAGGTGCGCTTCGTCGATAATCAGCAGATCGATGTTGTCAGGGAACACACGGCGAATAAGCGTGTCGGCGCTGGCAATCTGGATTTTCAGAGACGGATCGTAGTTCGGATGATCCGCCCAGATATAGCCAATCTCATCACCCGGCAGACCATATTCGACAAAGCGATTAGCCGTCTGACCGATCAGGATGGTGTATGGCGCGCAGAACAGAACGCGCATGCCGCGGCTGACGAACCCGGCAACAATGAAAGCGGCCAGTCCCGTTTTGCCGCTGCCGGTTGGCGAGTACACCATGAAGGTGTCGTTTGCCTTCCAGTCCCGGCGCAACATGTTAAGCGCGCGTTCCTGTGCAAAATTCGGTGTGATCGTCAGCTGCATTGTGCTGCCCCCGCGGTGATGAGATAATAATTCTGTGATGTGGTGTTCATGGATTCCCCTCACATGGCTGGCGGCCTCCCCAAAGGTTGCCAGCCTCCCTTCTGAATCAGCTCCCCTGAAATTCACTCTTCCAGGAAGAACCTTGCTCGTTTCTCTGCGCCTTCAGCTTTCGTACTACCTTGCTGATACGGTCGCATTTTTTTGGTTCAGCCCTTAAGACTGAGATCTACCTAAACAATGGATCTCGCCTGTTGGAAAAGGCCCTATTCCTACCCCTACACCCAATCCCCCCTTACCCCCCTTTCCCTCTTCCCCATAAAAACGTACTACTTTCCTAGTACATATGAGGAATTGGGTCAGTTGGTTGCCAATCTGAACAGGCACCTTTAAGCCTGCTTCTGTTCGGGTACCTTTAAACCCGAAACAATCAAGAACGCGCTTGCGTTCCAGCCAGGGGCGGTTCGGCGGTATACCCCTGTAATGCCCTGCCGTGATTCCTCACGAACAGGCGAAGCCGTGTATTTGCTTCGTGCCTTGCCCGGTTCTCCTTGCGGTATGAAACGGGTTCAGCTTCAAACGTTTCCTGATACACAGCTGCATAGCGCTGAATGGCTTTTTGCTGTACTGATGGCGTCAGGCTTAATAACTGCTGTTGAATCCAGTCTCTATCTGCAAATGCAAATACAGACGGAAGGAATGACAATTCAGACGTCATTCCCGACACCATCATCGGAAAATATCTCGTCTAAACTGGTGCTCAGGCCCAGCTGTTTAAAAGCACAAACGATCCGTTTTCCGACTGCAATATCAGGAATTCTGCGTCCTGTTTCGTAGTGGCTAACGGCCCCCTGAGAGCTATCAATCAGCGCGGCCAGTTCACCTTGAGTCACCTTCGCTTTTTGCCTAAGGCTCTTGATTCCACTCATTCGGTTAGCTCCGCATAAATAATACATAACGTACTATACACAACATCATCAATAATACAAAATGGAACTTGCCCACTAAATACGGAATGTAATAATCATGACTATGAAACAGAGATGGCAGGACCTGGCTAAATCCAGGATGAAAGAAGTCGGCATGACTCAAGAGCAGCTGGCGGAGGCACTCGGTGTAACGCAGGGTGGACTAGGTCACTGGTTAAACGCTAGAAGGGAGCCAAACTTAGAGGTCATAGCTAAGATTTTTAACATATTAAAAATGCCTGGCTTTGTGGTGAACGCTGATGGGACAGTGAGCGACACAAGAGCCGACCACAATGTAACGTTCAATAGCATTAACGAATCTAAAGGAAGTTATCCAGTAATTAGCTGGGTTAGCGCTGGGGACTGGATGGAAGCAGTAGAACCTTACCACCGTAAAGCGATCGATCGCTGGTACGAAACAACCGTAGAATGTTCAGAAGATGCCTTTTGGCTAGATGTGAGAGGTGACTCTATGACCTCTCCAGCAGGTTTAAGCATACCAGAAGGTATGGTGATTCTTGTCGATCCACAAGTTGAGGCCATTAACGGAAAACTAGTAGTTGCGAAACTAGATGGCGACAACGAAGCCACTTTTAAAAAGCTAGTTACCGATGCTGGCCAGAGATTTCTCAAACCACTGAATCCTCAATATCCTATAATCCCAATCAATGGCAATTGCCGTATTATTGGGGTTGTTGTTGATGCAAAAATAACCAACCTTCCCTAAAAGGGCCGCGTAAGCGGCTTTTTTTTGCCCAAAACACTCCCATAAAAATTAAAAAACCTTAAAAAACATAGGCATGAAAATTAATACATTAAATTAATCCATTTTGTATTGATCAACGTTAATACGTTATGTATTGTTACGTCATCAACGTATTAACGGAGAACGCATGGTGAGTACATTAAACTTTATCCAACTTGTCGATATTCCAGATTACCGCTTCAGCGATAATAAAGCAGATTGCGAACACATTGACTTCGCGAAAATCTCTACGGATTGCGATACGAAAACAATCTCAATACTTGAGGCAATCAGCTACATTGGCACCGGTATAATGACTGAGGCTGAAGAAAAGAATCTCGATAAAAATAAAATCATGATGTTGTCGGGCGTTATTTCTGATTTGGCAGAATTAGCTATCGCGACCAATAAAATAGCTAACTCAGCAACATATTCTTCCGGTTATAAGGATGCACAAAATGTCTGATATCACTTTGCAAAAAGCGGCATCAAAGGCTTACCAGGCTGAGATTGTTGCGAGGATGCTTGCGAACCACCCTCATAGACTGACCGACTCAGATGTAGAGTCCGTCGCATCACTCTTGGAAGATCTAATTGGTCCGGTGGCTGCTTATCTTATTGATGAAGAGTCCAAAAACCCTGCTTAAAAAAATAAATTAGCCATTTTAATTACAGGAATAATACTGGGGATTCCTGCAACTAAATTAAGGTGAATTATGACTAACCGACAAGCATTTAAAACAGCCCAATTATTTAGCTCAATGGGTTATTGGTCTATAGCTATGCTTTATTTAAAGAAAGCTTATGGTAAATGAAAGTGAATAATTTAATTAATATTTATCGCCGTAGAATTATTAAAGCTGCATTACTCCGCCACCTGCGTAAGACAGGTAGCAATTGCATCATTATTAATCAGCCCAAAGGCGAAATAAAGACAATCGAATTAACAGAGATTCTTCTCGATGGCCTATTGAGTCGATTTGAAAAACAGGCCGTGGGCGAATTCGGAAATATAGAAGGGGTCAAGGCGGTCAGGGGAATTTATAGCAGCGCCGTAGACGTGAATGGCCGCGGTGAGTTCCTGACGGAAAGCGGCAAAGAGTTAATCGACGATCTCATTGCAGAGCTGGTCGATTTTGCCAAAAAGCATAAATCAGCAGTAGCGGAGGGTCAGCATGTTAAGTCAGCAAAACGTTAACCCGGGTGTCCGCCCGGTTCTGAATATCGATCTGCATGTTCTGCCTGACTTCACTGGCCGCGTCGTTCTCTACATCGAAAACGGGCAGGTGAAGTGTGATCGGCGGCTATCTCCCGACGAACACATCTGCGCTTTGGACACGTTTATTGAAATGGCTCGGGATATGGAGCTGCGGATCGCGGAGGTGAAAGGTGGCCCTGACTGCAATCCGAATTCCTGAGTGGGTACATCTGAAAGCGGCCCACGTCCTGCGCCAGTTCAGAGCCAAGCGAATTCACCCCTGTCGCATGATCGGCTCCGGGAATCTGAGCCTGAAGGTAAATCACCGTTGGCGGCTACTATCCCGCGATGGCGGCAAGAACTGGGAAGTAATGAGCCATGAGACCTATAACCGGGAGAAAGACAGATGACTGACCATGATAAAGAAAACGTGAAACAACTTGTTGCTCGCCTGAAGGAAATCCAGAAGCAATCCGACGTAACGATTCCTGGTTGGATGCTTGACGAAAACCGCTATGGCAAAGGCTCCCTTACTTTAGAAGAGCAGCATGAGTGGGCTCAAACCGTCGTCCATTCCATGCGCGGTACGGTCGCCCTGCTTTATCTCATCATCTGCGAAAACCGCTGGGGACTCCGTGACGGGCAATACCAGTTTAAAACCGAGGAGTTTACTTTCGGCTTAACCCGGGAACTTATTGAAAATCTGCTGATTAAGCATGTGGAATGCGCACTGATCGAGCACAAGCCTAAGGAACGCTATCTGGCTGTTTACCAGTTCTACTACGCCAACGATCAGCGCCTGAAAGAAGTCGGTCATTCGTGGTTCGCAGAGTTTCTCGACGAGATATTTGTAGATCTCGCTGCCCAGTTGCGCACCGGTAAACAAATGCCAGCCAACCACGTTTTGCATTAAGGAGCAATGATGATGGCAATGAAAGCAGAATTAGCACCAGTAGCGGCCCGTGACCTGCAGATTATCGAGTATCGCGGTCAGCGAGTTGTGACCACTGAACAGCTGGCGGCAGGATATGGCGCAACCGAGCAGATGATCACCAACAACTTCAACCGCAACAAATCCCGGTTCGTTGAAGGTAAACATTACTTCAAACTATCTGGGGAAGATGTCGAAATTTTGCGCAACTCATTTAGAGGTGTGCAAATTTCGTCAAAGGCTCGCTCGCTCACTCTCTGGACAGAACGCGGCGCGGCTAACCACGCGAAAATGCTGGAGACGGATCAGGCGTGGGGGTACCACGAGGACCTGGTGGAATTCTACTTCACGCAGCGTGGCACCATCGCTTCACCGTCAACACCGCTGACACTTAGCCGTAAAGAACTGGCGCTGATGATCATTGAAGCCGAAGAACGCGCCGAAGCCGCTGCACTGGAAACCAGGACCCTCAGCGCCACTGTTGAAAGCCTGGAGAAGCACTTCACCAAAGGCATGACGATCCCGGCATTCAGCAAGGCGCTGAACGGCGTCAACATCAACAAAATGATGTGGTGGGCGTCCGAGCGTGGCTGGGTGTTTAACGAGCAACGCGACCCAGAGAAAGATCCGCGCTGGCGCGTAGCCTCATATGCCCGCGACAAATATCTGACTGAAGACCAGACGCAGATTACCCCGCACGGCAAGGATGCTTTCACGAAGTTTACGCCAGTACTGCTGGAGAAAGGCTGCCACCGCCTGTATCAGCTGTACATGAAAGGTGAGCTGCCAATGAAAAAGACCTGGAATGGCGCGTACCTCCACGATAAAGCGATTTATAACCCGGAGGGACGCTAACATGAATAAGCAATTCTGGTATCCCGCTAGCTCACCGGAGGAAGCCCACCAGCAGGCGCTGACATGGGTGTGTGATGCCTACTTGTTCCATCTGGTCAGTCTGCACCGTCGCCCGGTATATCGTCACCAGTACGGTGATATTTCGCTAGACCAGCCGTCGCTTAATGGCTTTATCGACTCGTATCTGGAAGAAAAGGGCTGGGATTTAGATCGCCGCCGCGCACATTACATCAACATGCTCGACCTTATCCGTTATATGGGTCGAAAGAATTCAGACTTCATTGACTGGGGAACCGTGCCATCACTAACGCCCCGCGGATTGTGCTGGATGAACGCCTGTTTCTCGAGGTTGGGAGAAATGGTCAACAGCTGCGGTGGTTGGGAAAACTGCGTCGAGAAAAAAATGGAGGGTACTAATGCGTGATACTGCCGATGTCGTTTTGCTGGTCCCGAATGATTGGGTAAGCGAAAAGGTGCTGATCGCGGTCACCGGGCTCAAGCCCGGAACCATCCTCCGGGCCAGAAAAGAGTGCTGGATGGTCGGGCGGGAATACGTGCACGTTTCACCGGACGGAAACCCAAAACCCTCCAGCGAGTGCATGTATAACCGGAAAGCGGTTGATGCATGGGTCGCCTCGATGAAAAACAAACAGCCAGGGTGATTTGATGCCATGAAAAAGGTAATCTCATATCGCTCTTGGGCGTCTGGAGGAGTTCATGGATAAAGTCATATATCCAACAGGCGTCGAAAACCACGGTGGCACATTGCGCATCTGGTTTAATTTCAAAGGTAAACGTGTCAGGGAAAGTCTCGGTGTCCCTGACACCGCTAAGAACAGGAAGATCGCCGGGGAACTGCGGACGTCGGTATGTTTTGCGATCCGCACAGGCACATTTGAGTATGCGGCACAGTTTCCGGATTCCCCTAACCTCAAGACTTTTGGGGTGGGTAAGAAAGAAATTACAGTGTTAGAGCTTGCAGAAAAGTGGCTGGATCTGAAGAGGATGGAAATCTGCGCGAACGCACTCAACCGTTATGAGTCAGTCGCAAGGAACGTGGTGCCCAGGATCGGGGGAAATCGGCTGGTGTCAGCAGTGACCAAAGAGGAGCTGCTGTATATCAGGAAAGATTTGCTGACCGGTCACCAGACGCCAGTGAAGGGAAAGGCCCCGGCGAAGGGCCGAAGTGTTGTCACCGTGAATTATTACATGACAACCATTGCCGGAATGTTTCAGTTTGCCGCAGATCACGGCTACGTAGAGGCAAACCCGTTCGAGGGGATGAAGCCTCTTAAAAAAGCCAGGGCAGAGCCAGATCCGCTAACTCGTGACGAATTTATTCGCCTGATCGATGCATGCCGGCATCAGCAGACGAAAAACCTGTGGTCACTTGCAGTTTACACAGGGGTACGTCACGGGGAGCTGACCTCCCTGGCCTGGGAGGATATCGATCTTGAAGCTGGAACAATAACAATCAGGCGTAATTATACAAAACTGGGCGAATTCACTCTACCGAAAACTGAGGCGAGTACAAACAGGGTCATACACCTTATCCAGCCCGCGATCAGCGTCCTGAGGAATCAGGCGGAAATGACCAGGCTTGGAAAGCAGCATCACATTGATGTGCAGCTGCGCGAGTACGGCAGAACGGAGAGCCACGACTGTACATTTGTCTTCAACCCTCAACTGGTCAGAAGATGTCAGCATGTCGGGTTCATCTACAAAGTCGACTCGATAGGTGATTTGTGGGATGCAGCGGAGAAGCGAGCAGGAATAAGGCACAGGAAAGCTTATCAGTCGCGTCACACGTATGCGTGCTGGTCACTGTCAGCTGGCGCTAACCCCAGCTTCATTGCCAGCCAGATGGGCCATGCGAGCGCCCAGATGGTCTTCAATGTGTACGGGGCGTGGATGGCTGACAGCAGCAGTGAGCAGATCGCGATGCTGAATCAGAGGCTTGCGAGTTTTGCCCCACAGATGCCCCAAAGCCTGCAAAGCAGCACCAGAGCATTATTGAAATCAGTAAGTTAA